GAGGTGGTCGTAATACGAGGGGGTCGCCGGCACGTGCGCGTTGGCGCGCGACGGAAACGCAATCGGCGTCACCTCGCGCCCGCGCCACGCGGCATCGTAGTAACCGAGCACGTCCCAGAAGCGGATCCCGTGATAGCCGCCGTTCGCAATCGCGTCGAGCTGTCGCAGGACGTCATCCGGCCGGCGCACGAACGCCGAGAACGCTTCGCCGAAGTGGCAGAAGAGCGGGAGTACCGGGCCCGTGTTGTCGACGTAGACGCGCCCCTCGAGCCGCAGCGGGCCAATGAGTGGCCCCGGGTGCGCCTGCGGGGTGTCAGGGTCTGTCGTCAGGCCGAGCGCGCGATCCAGCTCGCGCAGGTGCTTCGCGCGGGCCGCCTCTAGTGACATCCCGTCCTTGATGTCGTTGCACATCCGGATCGGCCAGATCGGATACAGGTGATCGGGCTCACGCCCCGCGCGCGCGTAGCGCTCGCGCACCGTGTCGAGGACGGGGTACCAGAAGTCAGGTTCAGAGGGATACGGGATCATGGCGTCCGCCATTCCGGCAGAGGGATCTGCCCGGTGAGTGCCTTCACGGCGCGATCGATGTCGCGCCGCATCCACTTGTAGGCCGGGAACGTGTATTTCATTTGCGCCAGGTACGGCGCCGCCACGCGTTCGGCCGTCTTCGAGTGATAGAACTTCTGCACGCCCACGCCGACCATCTCGGCGAAGAGCTGCCCGAACATCTTGGTTTGCTCGTCAATCGTGGGCGGCTGCAGGAAATGCCCGGCTTCGTGCGCGAGCACTTCGAAGCGGGCATTGACCGAGAGCCAGGGCTGCAGGTAGATGGTGCGCGTGTGCGCTTCCGCATAGCCCAGATACGAGACCTTGGGATGGAGGTCCACGAGCCGGACTCCCCACGCCTTTAGCCGCTGCTCGAGGTCCGCGAGCCCGGCGGCCATCTCGTCGCCCGGTGTCGGCTCATACTTCGCGCCGAAGTGTGAGATCTCTTCGGCGAGGCGCAGCGTCGTTGGCGCACACGCCACCATCGAGAGAGCGACCACGCACAGCACCGCGCGCATTCCCACCGCCTTTCGTCCTACACCGTCCGGATGTCTCGTCCGGGCTCCAGCTCCAGCAACGTCGTCGTCCGTGCGATCCAGCCTTCGAGGTGTTCGAGTTGTGATGGGTGCTGGGCGACGACCTTCGCGAGAAACCGCTGGCGATACGCGATCATGTCGCGCCGGATCTGCTCCGGGTCCGCCGTGTTCGCTGCGCGCGCCGTGATCGGACCGAGCACGCCGTCATAGGGCGGGCCCGGCAGCGCCGCATACTGCAGGCTGCGCACGCCCCGCGCCGCCCCGGAGTGGATCGCGAAGTCAATCGCGCACAGCCGCACGAGGCGATCGAACACGTGATAGAACTTCGGTTTGAAACAGAACTCGCTATGCAGCACGTCGATCGCGAGATCGAGCGTGAGTGCCTTCATCTCGTCCTTCGTCACCGGCCGCCCCATGAACGCACTCAGCAGCGCCTGCGTCACGCCGTAGCGCGTGGGTCCGCCGCGGTCGTTCGGACGATCGGTGTAGCGATGCCCTTCGAAATGGTCGATGATGAACCGGCAGAGGTCCCGGTCCGTCATCCGCGAAACCCCTTCTCGAACAGCAGCCAGATCAGCCCGACGCCAATCCCGCCACCGAGCAAGCCCCAGATCACTTTGCCGAAGCGCACGGCGCCCCGCACGTCGCGTGCGAGGTCGACGAGCTCTTTGACTTCGGCTTCGTTGCTGGCGGGTGTCTTGGCGCGCTGGTGCTTCAGATCGCGCATTTCGCGATCGAGCGAGTCGAGCCGTGGACCAAACGCGGCGCTGATCGTGGCGTTGCGAGCGGTCTGCGTGCGCAGGTCGCGCACCTCCCCCCGCAGTTCCGACAGCTCGGTCCGTGATTCCGTCCGGTGCTCAGCCAGCTCGCCGTCTATCCGCGTGAGTAGACGGTGCACTTCTCCAAGCGTGGGCTCGGAGTTCGGGATCTCCCCCATTCGGAGTGCCTACCTTTTTGGCCCGGCTGGCATCTCTGTTGTAGCAAAAGCACTGGACTACCGCCCAACGGGCAAGCGATGGCGCGGCATGCCCTGCAGGCCGGCCTTCCCGGTCGCGAGGCGCGCGGTGTGCACCAACTCCTCGAGCGCCCGATCGAGGGCGGCGCGTTTCTGCTCCGGCGTCATCGCCTCCGGCGACGCGGCGTAAATCTCATCGATCCCGTCCCGAATCTCGTCAATCCGCCGCTTGCCGGCCCGGAGCCGATTGGCGCGGTCCCCGGTAAAGCCGGCGACGCCCCGCTGCCGGGTATCCGCCCGTTCGCCCCAGCGGCCCAGGTCCTGGTGCTCGGCCGCCAGCTCGCGGCCGCGGGTGGCATCATTCACCCTGGCCGCACGGCGCATCGCCTGCTCGGCGCCCGTCATCTCGGTATAGGCGTCGTAGAACGCCTCGATCGAGACCGACTGCGACGAGAACGCCGCATCACGATGGAAGACATCGGCCAGCGGTTTCACCACGAACGGTACGTCGTGGCGGTCCCGCGGCGCCCGTTCCTTGACCGCCGGCAGCAGCCCCAGCTTGCCCAGCACCGGATCGGCGATGTAGATGACCGCGATCCGGCCCATGCCGGCCGTGTAGCCGTAGAACAGGTGTTCAATCTTGGCCGGCGACCACTTCATCAGGCGTCCGAGCGCCTTCGCCGTCTCGCTGGTGAAGTCGTTATGCTGGTCCTCCTCGGGCAGGTCCAGGTCGAACGGTGACACGATATTCCGGTCGCGGAACGTGCTGTAGTTCGCCATCACTTCGAGAATCGGCAGCACCACGGTCGGCATCACCGAGACGACCGTTTGTCCCATGTCCGAGTCGCTCGGCCGCAGCCGCTTCCAGTGCTCGGCGTTCCCCATCACCTCGTGTGCCGCGGCCTCGGCGAGGTCCGCCGCATAGCCCCACTCGAACGGTTTCGGGATGCGGATGAAGTAGTCGGCGCCGTGGAATCTCAGGTGCCAGTAGGTGCGCTTCTCCCACGCCGGCAGTTCTTGATACTCGTCGTCGTCGTGGTTCCACCAGGCGAGGATGGCGGAGAACAGCATCATCGCGGCGACCTTCTCAAGCGTGCCGACCGGATCCCGGGCCACCGTCTCACCGATGCGGACGTAGCCCTGCACCCGCGCATTGAAGAACGCCGAATAGCGGTTCAACTCCCGGGTCCACCGGCCGCCGCGGCTGAAGTCCGTCGTGACATCCCGTGCCGCGAGCGCCGCCCGGGTCAGCGTTTCCTCGTTGATCGTGAACTGCTTGGCGCCGAACAGCCGTTTCAGGACGCCCTGCTCCACGCCGCCGGCTTCGAGCGCCAGCTTGAACTCGCCCATGCGCGTCGCCATCTCCAGCTGTGAGGACACCATTTGCATGAACTGCAGCGGGTGCATCGGCCAGTAGCGCAGCAGCGCCTTGGCGTCCTGGCGGTTCAACCGGCCGAGGGTTTCGCGGATGCGTTGGCGGTCCTGGCCCACCATCGCCGCCTGATCGATGCCGGAGGCGAAGAACTGTTTGGCCACCTCTGTGCCGCGCACCAGCTCAATGAGCCCGCGGGCGGTGTCATAGCCCGGGATGAACCCGTAGCGCGACTGCAGGAAGGCGACGAGCGCATCACGGGCCGGGTTGCGCGCGATGAAGTGTGGCGTGAGCGTGGCGCCCGCCCGCAGCACGCGCGTGAACGGCTCGACGAACGTCGCCAGCACGCTGCTCTTCAGGTTCGCCCCAATGCGCGTGATCGCCTCGTAGAGCTCGGGATTGTGGACGTCGTAGAACTCGCGGCGGCCGTCCCGGATCACCGTCACGAGGGTCTGGCCGGGCGTGACGAACGTGGCCGGCGTGAACAGCGTCACCAGATCCCGATCGGTCAGGCCGGTCGCCTGGATAAAGTCCGCGATCGCGGGGTCCTGGCCGGCGAACGCCTCGAGGATCGCCATCACGTTCACCGTGTCGGGGATCTGCGGGGCGGGGATCTTCTCCAGTCCGCCGAGCCGCGAGGACGCTTTCGAGCGGTCCGCCTGGTTGGCGAGCGCCATCATCGCGCGGTTCTTCTCGACCATATCGACGATGGCGTGCGTGTTGACGATGATCGACTCGAACGGGTTGACGATGTCGAGCCCGGATCCTTTGATCCGCTTCACGGGCACGGTGCGGTTGCCGATGCGCATCGCGCCGCTCATGCGCGCCTCGACCTCCTCCATCACCCGCTTGAACGGGATGTAGAACTCGTTCAGCTTCTTGATCTTGGCGATCTGCTCGTCGCTCATCGCGCCGTACTGGCGCGCGTACTCGAGCAGCGCATCCTGATAGGCGTAGACCGCGTCCCGGGCCTGCTCGAACGCGGTGAAGTCGGCCCGTTGCTTGGTGACCTTGATCGTCTCGATCGCCTCGGTGAGCGAGATGCCGGTTTCGACCGGCAGCGTGCGCTTCTTGGTGTCCTTCAGCTCCACCACGCGCAGCGCGACGAGGTAATTGCCGAATTTCTTCAACGTCTCGTCGTTCTTGGAGACAGGCTTGAGGGCGTCGGCGAGACTGCCGCTGATGAACTTCCCATTGCGCGCCCGCACGCCCCATTCGAGGAAGGCTTGGGCTTTGCCGGCCGCCCCACGCGCCAGGCGCGCGAGCACGTAGGCGTTCTGGCGGAAGGCCACCGCGGCGCCGTCACGCATCGCGTCGACCGCGCGCTTGATCGGCTGCAGGTCGTCGACGAGGTTCGTGGCCGCGTGGCGCAGCGCCGCCTTCGGGTCGGTCGCGGCGAGCCGGAGCCCGGTCGCCGGGCCCTTACCGGTGTAGTCGATCCGCGCTTCGAGCCGCTCCGGGTAGGACATGCCGAGATAGCCCTGCACGTTCGTACGGGCCTCGTGCAGCGCCTGCTCGAGATCGGGCTTGGTCGCGAGCTGCTTCGTGAACTCGGCGAAATAGTTCGGCGCGGCCGCCTGCACCGCCGAGGGGTCTAGTAGCCACTCGCGGAAGAAGTTCGCGGCGCCCTCCCGGCGCACCTCGCCGGCCGTATAGGACGGGCGGGACGTGGGCACACCCAGCGCATGCAGTTCCGCTTTCCACCGTTTGTCGTTGCGCTTAATGCCGAGGATGGAGATGTCGAGCCCGTGGCCAGCCTCGTGGAAGATGGTCATCAGGTCGTTGGCGACCTTCACGCGGATCGACTCGACGTCGTCTTTGTAGATGCCGCGCGCGCGCTGGCGGAAGTGCTTTTCGCGCACCGGCACACCGCCCAACGCCTGGCGGATCTGGTTCACGATCGCGCTCGGGCGGAGGTTGGCCGAGACGGGGAGCCCGGAGCCCTTCGGCGGCGGCATTGGTATTGGGCGCGGCGGCACACTGACCGGCAGGGACGAGACGGATCCGGACGGCGTGTCGTCGTCGCTGTCCTCGTCGGTGTCCGCGGCCGCCGGCGCCGGCTCGGGTGCGGGCTGCAGCGCCGTCATCCGCTCGCGCACGCGCGATTCGAGGTCCCGCTTTTTCACCGCCTCCCAGAGGTCGTCTTGTCCCGTGCCAAGATCGGCCGCGCTCAGTAGGCGCCGGGCGTAAATCTCGACGGCCTTGTCATCGCTGGCGGACTCGGCGCGCTCCATGCCGAGCTCGGCGCGCAGTTGGAACAGTTCCGCTTCCTTCGCTTCGAGTTCGGCCAGCTGCTTAAATGGCGCGTCCAGTAACTTGCGATTGGTCTCGACCTCCTGCTGGTAGCGCTCGGTCCACTTCTCGCTGTCGGCGATCTCGCTGGCCAGTCGCTGCACCCCGAAGTACGCGTCGAGACTGCGCGTGTAGCTCGGGATCGTGCCCTGCAGCTTGGAGTGCGGCGAATAGCCGGGCGACGTGCCAACGGGGTCCTTCTCCAGGCGCACGGAGATTGCGGGCGTGTAGAACTGGACCCCCTCATCGTTGTGCGCCTGCGTCCCGCGCGTGTACTCCAGCGTGAACGGCCCGGCGGTCCCCATCGCCATCTCGTCGGCGCCGACATATGCGGCGTCGAGCTTCATCACGGCCTCGACGTCGGCCTGGAATTGCTTGCGCGCCTCCGGATCTTTCCAGTCGTAGGTGCGCGGCTCGGAGCGCTGGATGGAGTCCATCCCCCACTGCTTGCCGGCCTTCACTGTCAGCGTGACGGTGGGCTTCTCGTGCCACGCCTTCAGTTCTTCGAGCTTCGCCTTCAGCTTCTCAATGCGCGGATGCGCGCGACCGAGGAACTCGACGGTCCGATCGATCTCGCCCTGCGCCGCCTGGCGCTTGCGCGACCAGTTCGTATACCGCGCCCGAAGCCCCTTCAGGTCGCGCTCGATATTGAGCATCTTGAGCGTGCGCGGATCGCCGCTGGCGAGCGCGGCGGCCACCTCCATGTCGAGCTGCGACGGGTCGACGTCGTCCATCTTGTTCACTTCGCCACGGAGCATCTTGTAGATGAATCCCTGCTTGATGGCGAGCAGCGACCAGCGGTATTCGTCGAACGAGCCTTCGGTGACGTAGCGCAGGACCTCGATTTCCTCGTTCGTGTTGCCCTGGCGACGGATGCGTCCCTCGCGTTGCTCCATGTCGGCCGGGCGCCACGGCACGTCGAGATGGTGGAGTGCCACGAGCCGCTTCTGCACGTTCATGCCGACGCCACCCTTGGCGGTGGAGGCGATCATGATGCGTACGCGCCCGTCGTTCATCGCAGCAAAGAGGCGGCCCTGTTCTCCTGGCGTCTGCGCCTGCTGAATGAACGCGATCTCGTCGGCCGGGATCTTGTGCTCTCTCACGAGGACGCGCTTCAGCTCCTCATAGAGGTTGCGCATGTGGCCAGCGGCGGCGATGTCCCGCATCGCTTCGTCGAACTCGGCCTCTTCGTCAACGATGTCGTCTTTGGCCTCGTCGTCCGTTTCGTCGTCAGCGGCCGCCTCCTCCTGGACCGGCGCCGCGGCGGCCTGCCCGCCCACGACTGACGGCGGGAGCGGGGGCATTTCCTTGGCCGGCGGCACGCCCACGTCGAGGAACACGAGCTGTGTGCCCTTGGTGGCGGCGTGCTCGGTGTAGCGCTTCGCCAGTTCGCGGGCGGCGGTGCGAATACGCCCGTTCGGATCGTCTTCGGCCTCTGGCTTCACGAGCCGCATATCGATCGCGGCGAGGCCCGCCTGCGTCGTGATCAGGAGGTGGTTGTCGTCCTTCGGATCGACGCGGCCCGTTTTCAGCGCCTCAATGCGGTCGTCGAGTTCGTGCATGAACTTGGGCATCAGCGGGTGCGGCTTGAGTGCGACAACTGTTGGGCGCCCGCCTTTGAGCTTCGGCAGCTTCAGCACGCCGCTCTGCTCGAGGTCATCGGTCGTCAGCACGTCGGTGAAGCGGCGGAACAGTTTCGACAGTTCGCGCAAGTTGCTCCACTCGCGCAGCCGGATCCGTTCCTTGTAGCCGGTGCCCGCGGCCTTCTCCATGGCCGGCGACGCCTCGGCGTAGCCACTCATCCACGAGTCGAAGCCAGCCATGCCGAACCGGTCTAGCGTGTGCTGCGCCAGATACCGGAACATCGTGTAGAGCTCGGAAATAGCGTTACTGACTGGCGTGCCGGTCGCGAACATCAGGTTGCGGTAGTTGCTGGCCTGATTGATCAGCCGCGCCTTCAGGAACATATCCATCGCGCGGTCGGAGTCTGATCCGCGCAGCCCGACGATCTTGTTGTGGCGGCTGGAGAAATAGAGATTCTTGAACAGGTGCGCTTCGTCGATCAGGAGCGCATCGACGCCGAGCTTCTCGAACTCGACCGGCGCGTCTTTCGCTTGCTGGTCGAGCCGCTTCTGCATGCGCGTGCGCAGGCGAATGAGCGCCCGGACAATATCCTTCGTGCTCTCCTCGACGCCGCGGCCCATCACGCGCTGCTTCGCTCGCTTGTCTCCGTCGGCGGCCTCGGTGACGGCTTGGTCGAACTCCTCGACCGTCATATCGAGGCTGTCGGCACCCTCAGCCAGAAGCTGCGCCTCCTGCTCCTCGACGAACGCCCTAAGCGTGTCGAGCGTGACGCCGACGCGCACGTACTGCGACATCGGGAGGATCACGGCGTCCCAATCGTTGTTCGCAATGCGCGCGATGAGTCGCTGACGGTTCTTCTTCTCGAAGTCGGCTTTCGCCGGCACGATCACGCGGGCGCCGGGATAGAACAGCAGATAATCGCGCCGCCACTGTTCGATCAGGTGGTTCGGCACCACGATCATGGGCTTGCGCGCCAGGCCGAGACGCTTCATCTCGCCGGACGTCGCGATCATCGCGAACGTCTTGCCGGCGCCGACGGCGTGCGCCAGGAGCGTATTGCCAGCTTGCAGGGCCCGCCACACGGCATTCTTCTGCCAGGGCCGCAGCTGGATCTCAGGGTTGCTGTTCGGGATGATCAGCTTCGACCCGTCGAATTGCCGTGGCGCCTCGCGGTTAAACTGCGCGTTATAGAGCTTGGTGAGCTGGTCCGCGACCTGCGCATCCGCGCGCCACCACGTGCTCCACTCTTCGCGCAGCTGCTTCAGCGACTGCCGGTACTGCTCGGTGGCCTGCGTGTCGACGTAGGTCGACCCGTCCGGGTTCTCACGCTTCACCGTCGGCAGTTTGCCGTTGAGAGCCTCCGCCAACCACTCGGAGTACACGAGGTTGGGCGGCATGAGGTCGTCGCGGCCCCACCCTGTGACGTAGTACTGCACCCGGTGCGCGTTGTTCACGAGCTTGATGTCGAGGTCGCTGTTGGCGCCGCGCGACTTGAAGAACTTATCGAATGCCGTGATCGGCACCCACGTTGCGCCGAACGGTGCGTCGAAGTCTTCGGGCGTGAGCGGCGCCGGCTGCACCTTGTTCAGCGCTTCGACGTTCCGCCGGTAGGTGTGATCCTGCAGCGCGGCGGCTTCCGCCGCGGCGAGCTTCGTGACGACGTCACCGGACAGATACTCCTCGGTCGTCACCCATCCCTTCGTCGCCGGATCGCGGTAGACCTCGGCGCCGAGTTCCTCGGTCAGCTGCTCAGCGGTCTTGCCCGTGAGCTGCGTCATGTAGGGCAGGTCGACCTGCCCCTTCCATGCGAGGCTCTGCACGAGCGCGTCCTGCGCGCTGGCGGCGGTCGTCGGCTCTTCGACCGGCTGAATCGTGCGCTTGGTGAAGAACGGCGCCAACCCCTTGAACTGCAGGACGGCGGGCTTGCCCTTCGTCTCCTTGATAAACTCGACATCTTCGAGCGCCAGGATGCGCGCCCCGTTGGGATCGAGGTTGATGACGCGCGCGTTCTCGCGCGTGTTGACGTGGCCGAGCGCCGACACGAAGCGGTCGTAGTGCTTCCGTAGATCCGCCTGGGCGGCGGCGAGGGCCTCATCCGAGGCGCGCGATACCATCGCGTCGAGCACCTGCTGATAGGCGTCGCGGAGTGGGACGAAATACTTGGCGCGGTCGAGCGCCTTGCCCTTCAGCTCGAGCGGCTTCATCGTGCCCTTGTCAAACACGTAGGCTTTGCCCTTGTCGATCAGGAGGGTGCCTTGTTTGGCATCGGCCGGCGCGTCCTTCGCCACCTTGCGCGGCGGCGTCTTCGACGGCTTATAGGCGCCGGTCTCGAACTGCGCGACCGCGGACGCAAGGCGCTCCGGCGTCAGGTCCCCGACGACGTTGTATTGCGCGTCGCGCGTGCGTTGCATCTTGCCGGATCCGTCCGCCGTGCCCAGCACCATCTCGGGATGCTTCGCGAAATACTGATTGACCGGGAACTTCACCTTGTCCTTCGCCCAGAACTCCCCCTTGGTGGCTTTCTTGGCATCCCGCACGACCTGAATGGTCTCGGTGTAGAGCCACTGTTGTGCGGCAACGCCCTTGACGTTCGGATCTTTGCGTCGCAACACGATCACGTCCGTTACCACTTCGGTGCCGGCGGTGGACTGGAAGGATGTGTCCGGCAGGCGGAACGCGCCGAGGAAGTCCGCGCGTGCGTCGAGATACTTGCGCACCACGTCACTCTGGCTGTCCATGGTGTAGCGCGACGTGACGAACACGACGAGCCCGCCCGGACGAACCAGATCGAGCGCCTTGCCAAAGAAGTAGTTATGCAGCGACCGCGACATCACCTGCTTCTCGGAACCGCTGAACGCCGGGTCAAAGACCGGGAGCCTCCCGAACGGCACATTCGAGATGACGAGGTCGAAATAGTGCTCCGGCAATCGCGCTTCCTGCAGGGGCGACGTCTGGATATGGGCGCCTTGATAGAGCTGACGCGCAATGGCCGAGGCAATCGGCTCCATGTCGACGCCGTAGAGCGTCGTGCGCGTGTTGGTGCGGATGCTGGCCGGCATCGTGCCGAAGAAGTGGCCCGTGCCGATGGCCGGCTCGAGGATCGATCCGCCCTTGAACCCCAGACGCTCGACCAGATTCCACATCGCGCGCGGCAGCTCGTTGAAGGAATAGTGCGCGTTGACGGTGGAGTCTCCCATCGCGCTCAGTTCCGCCTTCGTGAGGAGGCGATCCAGCTCCTGGCGCGCGAGCTTGTGCCGAGGATCTGTGACGTGGTCGACGCCACGCGGGTCAACGACGGGCGCCAGGTTGGTGTGCCCCCAGCCGATATAGCGCGCGAGCACGGCCTGCTCCGCATCGGTGGCCATGCGGTTGTTCTCGGCCCGCAGCGCTTTCAGCAGGCGCAACGCCGCCATGTTGTCGTCGAGTTTCTTCGTCCATCCGCCTTCGGTGAGGACCTCGGCGTTGTCGATGACGAAGTGTCGCGGGGCTTGCCCGCGCGCGTGACCGGCCGCTACTTCGGGGTCTGTGGCACTGTCGGCGGTGTCCACATGAGCGGGGCTGCTTGCTCCCGCGCTTCGTGGAGCGGGAGCCCCTGAGCCCTCAACAGCAGCTCGTGCTCGTGTGCCGCGTTGACCGCGTTTCTGACCGCCTGTTCGACGTCCCTCGGGTTGGCTCGGTGTGCTCGTCTGGTCGGCGGGCTGTGCTCCAGCCACACCCGCAGCACCTCCGTCTCGATCCCCTCCAGCGGCGTCTTCGTCACGGGCTCCGACGGCGTCCCCACGACGTGTATCGTCTTGTCCATCGGCCGTCTCCTGAGTGGTATTCTGCGCCTCTTCCGGCAGGTCTGCAACTCGGCGGTCTTCGTTCCGCAACCGGCGCCAGGCAATCTCAAAATGCCGCTGGAGCAGGGCCGCCAGCGGTGGGTAGTCCTCCTTGAACGTCAGCCACGCCAACTTGAATTCGACGACGCCATCATCAATGTAGGTGCGGACGATCCCCACCATATCGACGACATCCTGCGGATCGATGCCGGCGGTGAGCGTGGTGCCGTGGCGGGCGGCGAGTTTCTTCGCCAGCTCGTCGCGCTTCGCCTTGTTGGCCGCCTTGCGCGCGTCGAGCTCGGCGCGTTGCGTGTCGACGACGGGCGCCGATGGCTTCGCGTGCGGCGCCGTGACGAACGACGGCAGCACGTACTTCCATTCGGGCTCGACCTGCGGTGTCTTCGGCTTCACCGGCACGCCCGGCAACTCCACCGGAGGCGCCGGTTTCTCTGCCTTCGGTCCGATCTTCCGCTTCAGGACGATCTTCTCTGCGTCGGCGATGGCCTGATTCTTCTGAGGGTGTAGTGACTCCAGACGCGCCGCCGTGGGTACCGGCGACAAGACCTGAACTCTGACGGCCCACCGTTTACCGATGCCCGTATCTTCGAGGTCGACGGTGACCCTCACCTCTTCCCCGTTGGGGGTCCAGCCCTTGAAGCCTCCGACCGTATCAAGGTCGCGCTCGAATTGCGTAGTGTGCTCGCCGCCCGCGGTGAGTGGTGCCAGTCGCACGCGATCAACCGGGATCCACTTCGACAGCTCGCCGTTCGGTTCGAGTGCGATCTTGACGTTGCGTGTCGCGCCGTCGAACGCATGCACGGTGCCCATGCCTTCGTCGGCGATGACGCGTTCACCCACTTTGATGCCATTGGCGCTCGTCGACATCGCCTCGCCACGGCCCATCGGCTCTGAGCTGTCGGCCTTCGGCGTGACGGGCAGATCCGGCGGCTTCGCCTGTTGAGCACCGAAGTCCAGTGACGGCAGCGTCATGCCGGCCTTGGTGCCGTGCCGCGTCATGAACGCCTTGATGGGCGCCATCGTCGCTTGCACCTGTTCGACGGTGGCCGTGGGCAACTGCGGATACGCACCCATCCCCGCGCGCAGGTGTCCGTGGATGAGGCCCTGGAGCTTGCCGGCCGCCTGCCCTGGCGCCTTCCAATACGGCCATCCGTCGCTATGGCTGTCGACTTCCTGCTGGAACGCTTGCAGGAAGCGCGACGCCGGACCGAGGACGGAATGCCGATCGAAGCGCGAGACCGCCTCCTCAATCTCGCTTCGGTTCATCCACACGGACGGCGCATCGGCCGGCTTGTCAGCCGCCGCGGGTGTCGCTTTCTGCTCCGCCTTTGCCGGGCCCAGCCCAGGATTGATGGTGCGCGCGTCGACAAACGTGACGGTCTCGTCGCCTTCCCACTGCACGCGGAGGTAATCACCCTTCGGCCCGGGCTCCTGTGCCGGCGACGCGACGTGGCCGATCTTCCACTCCATCGGATCGACGCTACGTTGGTCTGTGACCTGCTGGCCGGCGGTGTAACGCGCAGCCGCTGCGCCCATGCTTTCGATCACCTCGACCTTTGGCCCGGCGGCCGGTGTCGGCTTCTTCTCCTGCACTGGCGGTGCGGTTTTCTTCGAGGCGGCTGCCTTCGGCGCAGGCGCCGCGGCCTCTGGTGCGTGGGCGACGACGTCCATGCCCTTGAGCATGAGACTGTCGTTGGGGACCGTCCCTTCGCTGGTGGCGGTCTTGCCTTTGCCCTTGTTCGCGATCTTGAGTAGGCTCCACTTGTTGGCGCCGATCTTCGTGGCGGCCCAGGCGCCGGATTGGCGGCGCGTGCCGATGGGATCGTCTTGTGGAAGTGATTTTTGACTTCCACGTTTCACTTCCACCGCCGGAGGTTGACTTCCAGCCGCCGCCTGCTCCGCTTCGTATTCCTTGAGGATCTCTGCGGCCAGTTCCTCGTCGGACATCTCCGCGGCGGCCTTCGGTGTCGCGGCGACAGGCGGTGGCGCCTTCTCCTCCGCCTTCGGCGTGACCGGTGCCGATCGCTTCGGCACGCGGAACTTCATCTCACTGGCGGTCGTCGTGCGTTTCTTCGGGTTGCGCACGTGCATCGTGACTTCGTAGTCGATGGTGACGACGTCGCCGTCGCGCGTGACGCGAGTCACCTTAAACGTCGAGTCTTTCTCCTGCGGACTGTCTTGGATCCCAAGGATGTTCTTCGCGGCGGTGCGGCGCCGCGCGTCGTTCATCGACTCCCATTCGCCGCGGCCCATCGACGCCTTGATGTGCACCTCCGTCGCGTCCATGACCGCGTCGTAGGCTTTGCGCGTGATCGGGTCGGCTTTCTCGGCGATGTTCTCGGCGAAGCGGGGTGCGGCTGGCGTGTCCGCGAGCGCCGCGTCCGCTGCCGCGAGCACGGATTCAGGTGTCGGCGCGGTACCGCCCAACGGGATCTCAACCTGCTCGCCGTTGCGGTCGGAGAACACGAGCCGATCGAGCGTGACGGACTGTCCAGCGATCGACGTGTCGCCGTCGTACTTCTTGCCCAAGCCAGGCTTGACGTACGCCACGGTCGCATGCGGCTTGTAGTCGGGATGCGTGTCGGTGTGCGGCAGCGCATCGGCGATCTTCTTGTTCAGTCGATGCAGGTCGTCGGAGTCGATGTCGACCTTGACGGCGTCGGCGGTGCCGTCCTCTACGTCCGGGAAGTGCGACGTCTTGCCGAACGTGACGCGGATCGGTGGCTCATCCGCCAGCAACGCGCGCACTTCATCGACGTAGTCGCCGTGCAGACCATACTTGACCGTGATATGCGGCTGCTCTTCGCGGCCGTGCTCAGGCGCCAGGTCCTCGTCGGGGATCTTCGCGGAGAGCGTACTGATCTGTTTCGCCGCATCCGGCGGCAGGTTCGCCTGCGTCGACGCGAACTTGTATTTGGTCTCGCGCTCCGGCTCTTCCTCGACGTCCTCCTCGACGTCGGCCATCGGATCGGGGAACGTCTCGCCGCGCTCTTTGGCGGCCGTCTCGCGGGACGTCTCGAGCTGAGACTGCTGCTCGCCCATCGCCCGCAGTTCCTTCGATCCGAGTTCTTCGCCGCGCGCGAGCTTCTCGCGGATGCGGGTATACGCCGCGTCCTGTTCCGGCGTGCTGATGCGATCCGCGCCTCGACGCTCTGGGCCGGTGTACAGGGTCCGGACGGGCGCCCGGTCCCGGCCCCCTGTACGGGCTGGGGGCGTCTCCGCCAGCGCGGCATCGACCGCCGCCAGCATCTCCTCCGGCGTTCGTTCGAGCGTCACGCCGCGCGCGTCAAGGATCGACTGCCAGTGTCGGACGTTCGCCTCGGCCTGCTGTAGCACCTCCGGCGAGGCACGCATGCCGCCCTTCTTCTTCGTGAGCTGGTCGAGCGTGCCCTGTGCGTGCAGCAGCTCCATCCGGATCTGATCGTCCGGCCACGCGGCGACATCGGCCGGCAGCTCGTCGCCCGGCTGCATGTCCTCCGGCGTCGGCACCGACAGCGTCGCGTCAATCTGCGCGAGCAGGTCTTCGGCCGCCGGGGCCTCAAGCGGGAGGTCCTGTCCGGTCTGTCCGGTCTGTCCGATCGCGGTCTGTCCGGCCGGATCGACGCGGGCGGCGGCCTGTGCGGGCGTCATGCCCGCCATCTCCGCCTCGGAGAGGCCGAGCGCTTCGAGCGGCCCGCGCATCTGTTGCGCGAGCTGGGACGGCGTCACCGTCTCCGGCGGTGGCGGCGGGACCGGCGGACGACCGAGCTGTGACACCGCGCCCGCGCCCCCGCCCATCACGGCGCCCGCGAACGCGCCCAGCACCGCGGCATCGTCGACGTTCTCGTGAAGCGGCCGGCCCGTGGCGAGGTTCTGCGCCACCTGCTCTTGTACGGACTGCGGCAGTTCTTCGAGGACCCCTTCGTTGAACGCCGCGAAGCCGACCTCAAGGACAGCCCGCGTGAAGCCTTTACGGGCGTTCGGGTTGAGCGCGGCGGCGGCCAGCAACGTATCGACGTCGGCGACCCCCAGCGTCTCGGCGACCTTGCCGCCGACGAACCCCAGCATCCCCGTCAACGCGCCGGACGAGATGGCGATCCCCGCTTGGCCAGGGCCGAGCACGCCGCCGGAGTCGTGCCGGATCTGTTCGGCGGTCTGCCCGCCCGCCACGGCACCCTCGCCGATGGCACCCGCGGTGACCGGCGACAGTGCTGGCGCCGCTTTGAGCAGCGGACGCGCCACGCCGAGCCCGCCCATCATCGACGGGGCGGATTCGAGCGCGGTATGGCCGATCACCGATGGATTCGACAGCGCCGCCATCGCCTTGTCGAGGAACCCGGAGGCGTCCTGCACGGTGGCGAACGCCTGTTTCTGCGGGTCCGAGTAGTAGCGCGACAGGATCTCCTTGGCGAGCGCCGGCTGATACCCCGCGGCTTCGGCCGCGCGCATGAACGCGCCGCCTTCGTAGCCGAGATCGCCCGGTCCGGCAGCATCCACCGCGCCGAGATACGCGGCCACGACGGCATCGGCCAGCCCAATCCCGGCTTCCGGCAGACCCACGACCCCCTTCGCGAGCGAGATGGCGGGGTCCTGTGCGTAGCGTTCAAACGGCGTGGCCGGTGAGAACGGCGCCGGCGGTGCCGGTGGCGGCGGCGACGGGAGCGCCTGCCCACTCAGGTTGACGACAGGACGGCCGATCCCCGCGCGCTGCTCGCCCGCGGACGGCGAGATCGGCACATGACTGCGCGCCATCGTCGCCCCGGTCGCTTGACGCTTCGCGGCCTGGACTTGCGCCACGGATGGCCCTGGCTGCATCGAAGCGGCCCCTGGCTGCATCAAACCTGGCCCCGGCTGCATACGTGCCCGGCTCGACATCGGTGCCAAGGGCGCCATCGTGGTTGACAGGGCGGGCACCGTAGGCGGCGTCGAGTCATCCGCCAGCGTAGAGTCGATGTCGGCGAGCAACGACGACAGGTCCGGCGTCTTCGTCCGGATGGTCTGGGACTCTTGCAGCGTCGCGTCGATGTCGGCCAGCAGCGACTGGAGGGAAGAACCGGGCTGCTGTGCCACTTAGATCCCGCCTGCGGGCTTGACGCCCCCTGTAGCCTTCTCGACTTCCTTTCGGAGACGGAGCAGTTCCTGTCGCGCCGCTTCCTGGGCGGCCGGCGTCGTGGCGTCGCGATAGCGCTTCGTCGCCGCGGCCACCTTCGACGCGAGCTGGGTCAGCTTGTCGTCGGCCGCCTCAGGCGAGGCGGGCGTGTCCGGGTCCACCGGATCGTTGACGATCTCGGTCTGCGGCGGCACCTGCGGCCGCGGGGCGCCGGTCCTGACGTCCTGCGTCGCGTTGGGTTCAGCCGGGGGCGGCTCGCCGGCCTGCGGGTTCTCGAGGAAGTTCACGGCGCCCATGCGGTTATTGCGATCCGCCTCGATCCGTTCGCGGCTCTGTCGGTTCTCTGCGGCCGTCTGGGCGGCGGTGCGTTGGCCTTGCCGGACCGTCTCCTGACTGAGGTTGAAGCGGGTATTGCGGCCCTGCTCGCCGATGGTGAACCGGTTCTGGCGACCCTGCTCGAGGAATTGCTGGATCGTCTGTCGCGCCGCATTGTTGGCGTCCGCGACGCGCTCGACGGAGCTGCGCGTGTGCAGCGTGTTCCCCGATGGCCGGTTCCAACGGTAGTTCTGGCCTTCCTGCCCGATGATGGCGCGATCGGTGGCGCCCGTCTGGTTGATGACGGCGACGTCTTCGCGCGTCTGATTCGTCGCCGCGGTGCGGCGGTCCTGGCCTTCCTGTTGGGCGGTGGTATTGCCCGACGGGCGATCGTAGCGGGCATCCCGCATGGATTCGAGCAAGATGCGCACTTCGCTCTGCAGGCGGGCGATCTCTTCGCGCGCGTCGATGCCTTCGCGCGCCACACGGGTGCGCTCGTTCTCACGCAGCCCATGCGCGAGGCCCGTAAGGGCTCCCCCGATGGCGCTGACGGCGGCTTGTCCACGTCCCATTGAGTCCCCTTACAGGCGCACGCGCCACGGCGAGCGTGTCGGCGGCGGCCCGCTCTGCCCCGGCGGATTGATGCCGATCCCCGGTGCCGTGCGGTCCTCGATCTGCTGTCCCGACCCCGGCACGGTGGTCCGCGTGTTGCGCTCGGGAATCGTGTAGGGATAGCCGCCACCGCCCGGATAGCTGAATCCCCCCATGCCCGCCGTCTCGCGCCGGAACTCGAGGTCGGCGAGGAACTGGTCGTCTTCCTGCGACAGCGTTTCGTAGAAGCGCTCTTGCAGGGCCCGCAGTTCTTCCATCCGGAAGGCGAGCTCCTCGTTGAACTCGCGTGACTGCTGTGACAGCTTCTTGAGATCGATGTCCGCGCCAACGTCGATCCCGTAGCGGTCGGTGAGGTCGTTCATCAGACCGAGCGTGTATTGCAGCTGGAGCTGATCGCCCTGCAGGCCGAGTTCGGCCGCCTTGGCGTTGACCTGCTCGCGCAGCGCGTAGCGGTCGCCCTTGAGCGCGGCGCCCCGCAGCCCGACATCTGCTGCAAGCGCGACGGCCTCTTTGCGCATCCCCGCCTCTTGCAAGGCGAGCGTGCGCTGCTGGCCGGCGACTCCGGCGCCGAGCTCCGCCGCCGCGCGACGGTCCTGCATGTTCGTCGAGGCCGCGGCGATGTCGATGTCGCGTTCCGACTGAATGGTGTTGCGCTTGCGCTGTTCCCGCAGTCCCATGCGCTCGCTGGCGAGCCAGTTCGAGTCGGCGACGCCGGTATTGTGCGCGAAGCGCATCAGCTCTTGATCGTCGAACTGCCCCATCTCCGCCAGGGTGTCCGCCTCGCGCGACTTCATCAGTTCCACGGTCCGCGGATCCATGGACTCCGGATTCTGGAGAATCCGCATCACGAGATCCTGCGTCGCGTTGTCGACGGCGCCCGGACCGTTCGGGAGCGGTCCGATCCGGCCCAGGATGCTGTCCATGGACGAGAACTGATCGAGGTCCTCGGTCCCAATCTCGCCCGGGGTGTAGGTCGGGCCCATGCGTGACCACGCGGGCGCCTGTGGCGTCGGTCGTCCGGTCGGTCCCGGGGCGCCCTGGCCCCCGCCACCGCCCGAACCGCTGCCGTACTGCCGGAACGCGGCGTCGAGCGCGGCATTCATCATGTCCCCGTAGACCGGAGAGTTGTCGTCGAGGCCACCGGTAAAGCCCACGGTCTGCGCGACCCAATTCAGCTCCGCCTCGTTGAGCGTGCGACCGATGCCGCGCTGCATTTCGCTTTGCAGGTGCTGCAAGGCTTCCGCGCGCGTCCCGACACGCGAGGGGTCGACGTAGTTCGGGGTGTAGGACGCCTGCGGGGCGGGGGCGTCCTGCGCGGTGCCCATCGTCAGCGACGACGTGCCGCCGCCCTGGCGTGTATCCCCGGCGGCGCCGGCCAGCGTGTACGGCCGGCCGTCGATGACGATCTGATCGCCCTGCCACTTCACGTCGTGGCCATCGGCCTGCAGGCTGCTGTAGATGTTGCGCGCGAGACGATCCTGCTCAATCGCTTGCACCTGCGGATCGGTCGAACTCCGCATCCGGTTGAGCGAGTCGCGCCACTGCTGGACGGTCGCTTGCGCGTTGGCGTTGCCCTGCTGGACCCCGCCCTTCGGCATCGGGATCGCGTTCGGACGGTCCGTGATCGGCCCGTACCGTATCTGCTCCAGTGAATCGCCGCCACCGGTCACGCCGGGGAACTGCCCCATCGTGTTCGCGCCGTACTCCATCGGCGAGGACACCGCCGGCGGCGTCGCCGGGGTCGGGGCCGGGCCGGTGAGGGATGGCAGCTCGAGCCCGGCGGGCGGCTTCATCGCCCCGCCCGACCGGGTCAGCGCGTTCGAGGTGCGCGAAATGGACGATCCGTACGTAGGACGCGTCTGTGCCGCGTCTTCCATCGGATCGAGCGAGGACCACGAGAATTGTCCAAGAGCCATTACCCTCCGTACGACAGCGACATCGGACTCCGCGCCGCCAGCCGTCGACGATTCCGGTTCCGTGAGGCGCCGGTCTGGAGACGGTCCGCCTCGGGTCCTAACGCCGCACTCATCAGTGGATCTGGTTGCAGGCCCTGACCCATCGAGCTACTCCGGTTGCGCGTCATCGCCGCACGGTCGTTCATGGATGGCATCGCCATCGGATCCGCGGGCTCCACAAACGGGCCTCCCGGTGCCGGCGGCGGCATCATGGGACTGCTCGGCGGCGCTCCCGGGATCGGCCGTCCCCAGGGCGACGTGGTCGACCGGGCGCCGCCCACCGGACCGAGGTTGCCGGCTACGGCCGAGGGATCACTGCCGATGGCGGAGAGCAGATCGATCGCCGTAAACCGTGGCGCGCTCGGATCGGTCGCGGTCGGGTTGACCGCGCGTCCACTGGCAATCTGATCGCGCATGGTGCCGGCAGCGGAGCGCATCTCCGGCGTGTAGGCGCCGGGCGTCTCCCGCTGATAGCGCGTGCCGGCGGCCACGGTGCGCGGCCCGCCGTTGATAATCCGGTCCAGTAGCGCCATCGCCTGCATCTGCGCCATGACGTGGCTGTACGGGTCGCGGCCGCCTTCTTCGGTCAACGTGTCGAGCAGCGCGAGGTCGCGTTCCCGCGCGTCGCGGCTCTGCTCAATCTCCAGACTGTGCTCGCGGTTGGCGTCGCCTTCGCGGGCATTCGACCACGCGTTCAACCCGAAGCCCGCGGCCTCGAGCGCCGGCATCACCCAGGGCGATGACAACATTCCCCCTCCTGTCGCACTTCCTGCGGCGGTCGTGCCGGCCGCAGCGCCACCGCCCGCCGCCGACGTGCCAAACGTCGGGCCCAGCCCGCGGCTCACATTCGAGGCCAGCACCGGAGAGATGCCGGCACCGCCCGCCACTGCGCCACCTCCGGCTGCGGCCGCGCCGGGCACCAGGCCGGAGGCCACGGGAGCGGCATAGCCCGCCATCGGGGCCGTCCATCCGGTGGAGGCGAGGAGTCCGGTGCCGCCCGCTGCGGCGCCGCCGCCACCCGCCGCGCCGCCGGCCGCCGCGCCACCCGCCGCGCCACCGCCGCCACCACTGAAGGCACTCATCAGGGCCGGCCCGCCAAAGTACGCGCCCGCGCCGATCGCGGCCCCGATGCCGATGTTGCGGAGCAAGGTGTTGTGCTGGTTGATGTTCCCGGCGCCGTCGATGTGCATGCCGTCCGGCAAGCGGATGCCTTGACTGCCGAGCCACCGTTCAAATTCCGCCTGGTGCCGATCGGACATGCGGATCCCGCGCCCGGTGTCGACCATGCCGCGCTGCGCCTTCCATTCCTGCACCTGCGGCAGAGACCCCAGCCAGCGATTGAACTGATCGAGCTGTCGTTCATCCGTGTCCCGGTCGGGCACCTGGCGGCCGTCCGGGGTGTAGTACCGCTGTCTCGGCATTTACCCTCCCGCCTGTTCCGCTTCCACCGTTTCGAGCGCTTCGCGCATGGTCGTCATTTGCGCGTCGCCGCTGACGTTGCGCGGATCGTTGGCCGTCCGCCACGCGGCTTGGGTCCGCACGTTCAGCCGATCCGCCCATTTCGTCATTGCGATCGCGACTTCGGACATCCCGCCCGCCGTGAGGACCTGCGTCGCCGTCAGGCCCCGCGAAGCGGCATACTCCTCGAGCGCGAGCTGCTGGTTGACGGTGAGCACAAAGTTGACTGCGGTGGTCGCCATGAGTCGTCCTTTACGGCGCAAACGTGTCCGACGTGAGGCAGATGTGAATGGTGTAGCCGCCGCCGCTGGAGACGCTGCACCCGGTGCCGCGCTGCGTGCCGAGATACCGGATGACCACGCAGCCCGTCATGCCATTCCCGCCGGCGCCGGTTCCGCCACCGCCGCCGCCACCGGCCCCGCACAGCGTCGCATTGCCGCCCGCGGCGTTGGCGCCCGATCCGCCCGTGCCGGCCCCTGTCCCGCCCGCGCCGCCCACGACGACGCCCGACCCCCCGCCGCCGCTGCCGTAGACGAACGTCGCGCCCGCGTAATCATTACTGTCGCCTTCGGCCCCGGCGCCACCCGTGCCGCCGCCCGCGGTCGTGCCATTGCTGCCCGTGCCGTTCGCGCCGCCCCCGCCACCGCCCGCGCTGTCTGCGCCCGCCGTGGAGACACCGTTGCCGCCGTTGTGGCCGTCGTCGCCCACGCCACCAGTTACCGTGCCGCCGCCCGCGTCGCGCGAGCCACCGCCACCACCACCCGCCCCGCCGTCGCCGCCGCCCGCGCTATTCGCCGTGCCGCCGCGTCCGCCGAACCCGCCACCATCGGCCGTGACGCTGATGGTGCCGCCGATGAGCGTCGTGTCAGCGCCGGCCGTGCCGCTATTCCCACTGCTCCCGCCCGCGCCAGCCGCCCCAATCGTGACGGTCAGGGCCGCGCCGCCGCGCACGACCGTGGAGCTCCCGGTCAGCGCCTCGCCACCGCCCCCGCCACCGCCGGTCGCCGTGACGCCGTCGGTCGAATTGCCGCCGCCGCCGCCCGCACCCACCACGAGGTACTCGATGACGTACGTCTTGTTCACGCCGAGCAGGCGCATCAGTTGCGCCTCGCTCGAGGTCAGCGTCAGCGCGAGAAGCAGGAGCCAGCGCATTTAGAAGTTCTGCCCCGCCGTGAAGCAATACCAGTTCGTCCCGGCGTTGTAGGTAAGGCAGGTGAAGAAGTCCTTTTTGCCGTTGGTGCTCGTCATTGTCGGTGCGGCCGCGCCCGCCCACGCGACGCTCGCTGGCCAGGTGACCGTCCGCAGCGTGCCATCCGCCGTGAAGACCAGCGTGAACGAGCCCGCCTTCCCGGTCGTCGGCGCGTTCGAAATCGTCAGCGTCGTGATGTTCGCGGTGAGCGCGACATCGAAGTGCGTCGCCGTCGACAGGTCCAGCGTCAGGGCATTCGCGCTGATCGTCGGCGCCGTGCGCGTTTCGGTGTAGGTCAGCAGGTCGTTGCGCGCGGTGAACGCGTTGGCCGTGCCGAGCATCGCCACGCCCGTGAGGTTCGTGCCCGACAGTGACGCGAAGTAGGTCGAGCTGATGGCGGGAATCTGGCCGGTGGCGCTGACAATACCGACGTTGCCGGAGCCGGCGTTGATGCCGCCCGCCACATCGAGCGCGTTGATGCCGGCGCCGAAGATGTTGGCCGTGGACCCCACGAAGAGGTCGGTGTTCGTGGCAATCGCGCCGGAGGCGTTGAAGGACCCCGCCACCACCGTGTTCCCGGTCGCCGCGGCGATCGTGACGTTCCCGCTGCCGATGTTGACGTCGCCGGCAATATCCACGGTCGAACCCGCGGTGAGTGCCCCTGAGAAATTGCCGAGGACGCTGTAGAAGGCCGCCCAGCGTGTTCCGCTGGCGCCCAGATCGCGCGTGTTGTTGCCGTCGGCGACGATGGCCCGGGTCGTCAGGGTGCCGGTCATGGTGCCGCCCGTGCGGTTCAGGGCGTTCGCGTAGACGGCATTGACGATGGTGTTCACCTCGTCGGGCGAAATAATCGTGCCGGCCGTGAAGGTGAACGGTGGGGAGCCGAGCTGCGCCGAGGCGACTCCGGTCGCCAGCAGCAGCGCAAGAGCGATTCCGAGCAGTCGGTTACGCATCGACGGTGTTCTCCCTGGCGGTGACGAAGACGAGGAGGGCACGCGTCCCATTCGCGCTCGCCAGCAGATAGGCGACGTCCTTCGTCCACAGATTCCCGACGGGCGTGTAGACGATGCCGCCCACTTGACTCAATACAACCATGCCGATGGGTATTTCGCCCATACCGTGGGCCACGTCGACGACCGTGCTGTTCGAGGGGAAGTACACCTCGAAGATCTTTGAACACGCCGCGAACGGCCATTCAAAGGGCTGTCGGCGGTCCACCGCCACCAGGGCATCGGACGTCGGACGATCAACGGGCCGCGGCATTCGTTACCCGTTCACGCTCGGGACGAGCCGCTTCGAGAGCGGATCGCAGGTGACGCCGAACTGCTTGAGTCGCACTTCGGACGAGGGATAGAAGTTCCAGAACTGGATCTGGAGCGTCACGAACGTGCGTTCAAACCGCTGTTTCTTCAGGGACTGCCCCGGCCCGCCGGACCATTCCGACTCGCCCCAGATGGCTTGACCCCAGATCGCGCCGGCCTGCTCGATCGGGAACGCGAGATCGTTGATGGCGGTGACGTGCCCGTCGTCATCGTTGAACCGGATGCGCGCGAACAGGCTCTGGTCGTCGGCGCTGGAGCTTGCCGCCACGAACAGGAAGCGCGATTGCTTCGCGTGCGTCGGGACCTTGAAATCGAGGAACGAGGTATTCCAGAACCACCGGATCCCGCCGACGATCACCTCCCAGCCGTCGCCGGACGGCACGGGCGACAGCTCCGGCCCGTTGGTCGTGTCCAGGGTGATCACCGTGCCGGTATTTGAGGCCGCCCGGACCCACTGCCAGATGCCGGCCGGACTTTTCACGGCAATGGGCATGCCCGCCAGCCCGCCGCCGGTCGTGTAGAACGTCGCCCCGCTCGCGGTAATCGTGCTGACCGTGGCGCCCGTGATGGTCTCTTCCGTCGTGCCACTCGGCGGCCCGTCGTGCGCGCCGTCGAACATCTGGTAGACGCGGCCCCAATGGTCGCCCATATACAGGCCGAGATCGCCGTTGGTGTCGGTGAACTGCGCGAACGATCCGTACTCGTGCCCGGTGATCGGGGGAAGCCAGGCACCGAGCAGGTAGTGATACGCGAGCAGCGTCCGCACGCGCGTCGTCGACGTGGTCGGGACGCTCCAGATCACGAGGTTGTTGACTTCGTCGTGGACGCAGCGAATGAGCGCGAGCGCTTGTTTGTTGACCGTCGCGATGAAATTCGAGATCCGGCTGTTGCCAATCGACCGCCACGCCGAGAGGTTCGTCACATACGGGCCGCGAATCCGGTCCCAGCCGTACAGTTCGCTGTCCACCTCGACGCACGACTCGGCGCTGACGTTGCCGTACGTCTGGTGGAGGCGCTTCGGCTTGAACGGTACCCGGTCGCCCACGAGCTCCCACGTCGCATGGGCCGTGCCGATGATGCGCCGCTCCGAGAACTCGAGGCCCCACGTCAGCGCGTCGCCCGTGGCGCGCGAGATCGGGAAGTTATCGCGCGGATGCCAGCTTTGCAGGTCGCCGAGCTTGCTGATGTCGACGGCGTCGGTGTTCGCGCGGATGCCGAACCCGTAGCCGTTCATTTCAAACAGGTGGATGAAGTTCCCCGGCGGCGGATCGTTCACGCTCGTCTTGTCGGCGATCTGGTTCGCCCGGCGCGTCGTGTCGGTGACGGTCTCGGTGGCGCTGCCCGTGGCGACGGTCCAACTCCCGGCGAGGTAGTAATTCAGCTCGTTCGTATCGGTGCGTCGCACCCACGCGCGCCAGTGGGTCGCCGCAGACGGAACGCTGCCACCGGGTTTGGTGTGCGTCCGGCCCTGCGCCGCCAGGGCCTGCGTCGCCGTCGCATCGGAGATGGAACTGTCGTGGTCCATCGCCGAGTCGTACCAGGTATAGACGGCCTCATAGGTGCCGGTGAGCGTGCCGGCGCCCGCCGACATATTCGTGACCGACGACGGCCGCGCGAAGCCGATGTCATAGAGCGCCGAGCCGTCATAGCGCTTCTGCGCCGAGCCATCGTAGATGAACGCGTTGCTCTTGAACGGCGTCATCCGGGCCTGATTCCCCGCCGTACCGAATGCGCTGCCGATGGTCGACGTGGACCCATTGACCGGGTCCACTTCGGAGAGCTGGCCGTTGCACATCGCGAGCAGCTCGGCCGCCGCGGCCGGCCGACGGAAATCAAACAGGCCGTCGACGCGCTTCGCTGACGCCATCACCGTCGGGTTGATCAGCCGGACGCCCGGACGGACCCCCATTTCGCACTGCCGCGAATCGAGGTTCGCTTCGTAGAGAAAGGCGTTGGCCGCGTCGGGCGTCGCGAACGGCGGCAGCGTGCTCGGGGTGTCGAGGAAGCCGGCCGAGAAGTTATCCACCCAGATGTCGGAGATCGGTTGCTGGGCACTCATCCCATGAACGGCCGAATCCGCGGCCGTGCCGGTTGAATCGTGTTGTCGTGACCGACCAGCGCGATGAGCGACGCGTTCGATCCCTGATCGACGTCAGTCAGCTCGCCGCGATTGACCTTGAAGTAATTCCCCATGCGCTCGAGGAGCGCAGAGACCCAGAACTGCGGCACCGTATCGGCGTCATAGAGCAGGCGTTTCGGCAGACGGAGACACGGCACGCCGATGATCTGGCCCGCCGTGATCGGCTTCGGGTGCAACACGATCGTCGGAATCTCCACCTGACTCTGTTCCGGTAAGAGTTTCTGGAGCGTCGCGCCGGCGGCGTCCAGGCGCAGCGTCACCGTGCCGCGCGAGCTGGTGTGCTCGGTGTCCGGGGTGTCCGCCTCGGTGTACGCCTTCGTGAACCCGGTGATCGGCGGGAACCACGTGCCGGCCGCGACCGGCGTCGTGCCATTGAGCGTCAGCTGCGCCTCGTCGACGACGCCGTCACTGTTGAGGCCCTGCACGACGACGGCAATATCGGTGTCGCTGGCGTGGGACGAGACCAGTTCGAGCGCTTGGCCCGCCGCGTCCGGCTGCGTCGTCACCGCCGACACGCCGCCGAGCGAGTACCGCTCTGGCACGCTGGCCACTTCGAGGTCCGTGCCCGCCTCCGGAAACTCCATCCACAACGCGTCAAGGTCGTAGGGCACGAGATCGCGCCCGGTCGTGAGGTTCCGCACCCGCAGGTGCGGCGGAATGCGCCCGAAATACGGCGGGAGCGCATAGGTGCGCTGGTCCGCGACGGTCGTGACCTGCACGGGATCGGGCATCCGGTGATCTTTGAACGGATGGCGCAGCCAGATGTCGAGATAGGAGACGTTCAGGAGCCGTTCGGCGAGATCGCGCGACCGGGTATCGCCGTACTCACCGTGCATGTGCAGAAACGTGTCGAGCAGCTCGCGGCGTGAGTTGTTCATTGACAGGTGATCCGGTACTTCTGCTGTAAGGGCGGCGACGCGCAGATCACGTCAATCGTCACCGCCTTGACGAACTCGAACTCTTGGGCATGGCGATACGCCAGGGCCGCGAGGCCGAGCACAAGCAGCCCCGCGAGCGTGCCGCCGAAGGCCAGGGCGAACGTCCGCATTACTTCAGCAGCAGCCGGAGCAAGGGCTTCAGGTAGCTGATGATTTCCGGCGGCAGCTCGGGCTCGGTGCGCGGATCGGGGAACTCGGACGGGGTGTAATAGAGCACCCACGCCGAACCGTTCCACTTATAGAGCTGGCCGTCAGGCGTAGCCCCGTTCGTGTTGTTCCACTCGCCGACATCCATCGCCCAGAAGGCGACATTGACGAGCGTCGGCGTGATGGTGTTCATCTGCGCGAAGGTGCCGACGCCGACCCCATGGCCCGACTGCGCCGCGGCGGCGCTCCCGTCGAACCCGGCGGAGGCGTGGCCGTGCGGGTAGCCGTCGTGATCGAACTTATGCGTCCCAGAGCGGACCGGGTGATTCTGATTGTGCGTCCCGCCCCACGGCAGATTGGTGTTGTTGACGCCGACTGTGTTCAACCACTGGTAGCACCCTTCGACCACCTGATCGTACGGAATGACCGGGACGTGATCGCTCTGTGCATTGTTCGCCGTGCCGGTGTAGTTCGGCCGGTGGAGGTTGAACGAGAAATTGTTCGCCGTCGGCGCCGGGTCCGCGAGGATGTCATACGTGCCTTCGATGTCCCCCTTGGTCGAGCCGAGGTGAATGTAGTCGTCCGCGTCCAACCCGTGATTGGTCCGCGTGGCCGTCACGAGGCTGTTGGTGTAGCTGTAGTTGAACGTGCGCGACGAAATCCGCGTGCCCTGACCGGCGCACGAGTTATCGAAGAGCTGATTCACGCGGTTGATCTCGACGACGAGGGGCGGATCGTTGTCCGTGAACCGGTGCGGCTCGTTCGCCTGTTCCGCGGCGAGGTCGACGGTCAGCACGCCGATCCCATCCGTGACGCCGTTATTCGACCGGATGCGCCCATGGCACATCGGCGACGCCGGGACGGTGGATCCGTTCCCGCCGTTGGAAAAGCACCCCTGGACCTTCAGCACCATGTCGACGTAGTCGTCTTCGATCCACGTCACATTGCCCGCTGTCGTGATTTCCCATTCGTGCCCGTTCGCGTGCGGTGTGATGGTGCCAATCGTGAACACTTTGAACGGATTGCCGGCGTCGTTGAGGTCCCAGATGCACTCGCCATCGGCGGAACAGAAATGCCGCCCCTCGTGTGAGTCCCAGCGGTTCGTCTCGAACTGGCCGACGCTATCGTTGTTGGCGAGGTCCTCGTAGTCGTTCATGAACGCGATCCAGGACCCAGAGCGGAGCTGCCCCTGGTTGCTCACGCCGACGAAGGTGTTGCCGTAGTATTCGCCGCACCGGCTGCCACGGAGACGCCCGCCGCTCTCGGTGCCGTGCGCGTTGATGTTGCCGTTCTGGACGTAGTTATACCGAAACACGTAGCTCGTGCCGCCCCACGAGTCGGTGACCGGAATGCCGCTCGTCAACGAACCCGTCTTGACGATGTAGTTCGACTCCATGAGGACGGTCGTCGTGGTCCCGCGTGGACACGGATCCGCCCACCTCTGATCGGGATAGGCAAAGCTGTTCGCGGTCGTCCCGACGTTCTGCATAAAGTCGGTGCCGGAGGTGCGCGAGAAATAGTTGTGGTCAATGAGGCCGTTCCCCGTGAACGGCTCGAAGAACTGATCCGGGTCACTGGTGGTCGTGAAGCGGATATGGTCGTACCGGAACATCCGATCATCGAGCGGATCGCCCGTGGTCTGTCCGTTGACTTGCAGCAACCCGGCGCCCGTGCCGAGGTTCGTCGCGCCATCGAGAAAGGCGACATGCGCGAGACGCGCCGTGGTGCCGGTCGCCGTCGTGATCACAAACAGCGACGACGTGCTGCCGGCTGGGAGGTCGTTCGTGATGATCGTGGTGCACGCTGACGGGATGCCTTCGATGCCGCCCATCGTCTCGAGCGTGCAATCCTCCTCGCCCCGGACGGTGATGTCGTGGGCCTGCGGCTGCAACGTGACCTGCGCCGTCCACGAGCACGAGCCCGTCTTGATATAGACCGTGTCAATTTCGCCGGCCGAGGCTTCCGCCTCGTCGATCACTTTCTGCACGTCTCCCTCTTCGCACGAGGCCGACGTGACCGAGTCGCGCAGGGTGAGCGTCTTCAGTTCTCCGGCGGTGGTGACGATCAGAATGATGATGGATGTCGCAACGCTGGCGGCTAACTTCATTCCCCTCCTTGGTTCCGCAAGTGCTCGAAGAACTCACCGACGTGGAGCAACAGGCCACGTCCGGTCGACGTGGCGGTATCAGCCGCCGCGATCTCGGCCGCGAGACCGGCCGTGTTCACGGTGGACGCGGCATCACAGACCACGCTCGTGTCGTTGTCGGTCCGGGACGAGAGCTGAAACCCGCGCGTGGGTGTCGTGCCCGTGTTGTCATCCAGCTCGGTAAAGCCCGTCTCGTCGTTGAAGAGCGTGCCGCCCTGCGCGCCGCAGAACTTCACCGCCCCGTTGAACGCCGAGCTAAAGGCCGAGAGCGAAATGGTCACATTCGACGGCGTGTCTGCCGAGTTCCCATTCGACTGCACAACGGCACCCGCGCCATTCGTCCCCGTCGTGACCACGCCGGTGAACTCGATCATGTTGATCGTCACCGCGGAGGTCGTCTCACCGAAGTTGACCGTATACGTGCCCGATCCGGGCGCCGCGTTCAGGCACCGAAAGAGCGTGACGCGGAACGTCGGCGAGGCTTCGGTGTTGAATTGCCGGGAGACGACGGGATCCCAGGTGCACGTCAAACTGCCGTTGGACGAGGCCGTTGGCGTGGCCGGGGTGCCCGAATCGCGGGCACTCAGCACCGCCAAGAGCACGAGCGCGTTCGCGGTGGGAGACGCCGACGAGGCACTCGTGAAACTCGTGTTGTCTGCGTTGGTTTCCAGCGCACCGTTCGTGACGAGCGCCGCCGCCAGCGCGCGCCGCGCCTCGATCTGCACGACGTGCCACGGCAGCAGCGAGAGGAGCGCCAGGACGATCAGCCAGATCGGCGGTCGGCGCATTTACTGCTCGGTAATGACGCCGTAGATCCCCACGGCAGCATTCGTGTTATCCGTGCTCGTCGGACCGCCCGTGATGCAATAGCCCAGGCCCGTGCCGAACGCGATGCCCTTCGTCCCGAACGAGAACGCAAAGCCAGCGCCCGATGTGCTCGCCGGAATCGCGAGCGAGAAGGTGAACCCGGTCGCGGAGCTGCACGTCGGCGACGTCGCGAGGTTGTAGAACCGGATGTAATAGATCGTCGAGGTCGTGTTGACCAAATAGACGCCCATCAACCGGCCGGCTTGGTTGTTCAGCAGCGTCGCGTTGTTCGATGCCGCGCTCACGACGGGGTTGCCCTGCGATCCGGTGTGTAGCGGATCGTCCGTCGACGTCACGACGCGCGTGGTCGTGCTATCGATGACGCCCGCGCCCGCCGAGCTCGTGCTGATGGCATTGCCCGACGCGTCATAGACGGTGACGCGCAAGCTGTTCGCCGTGGTGTTCGTGATCGCGTCACCGCCCGCGGCATCCTTCAACACGCCGTCGTAGGGCAGATCGTCGTTGACGACCTCGCTGCCGGTGGAGTCGACGAGCATCACGCGCAGCGCATCGGCGCCGGCCTGCGTGACCGCATCGCCCCCTGGCGCATCCTGCAAGACGCCGTCAAAGGACGCGGCCGCCGCGACGCTCGACGCACCGCCCGCCGGACTGCCGCGCAGGAATACCTCAACCTCGCCGGTCGACCATCCCGACGAGATCACGCGAATCGCGTTCTTCCCCGCCGTCGGACAGTCCCAAATCCCGTTGGCAGACGATCCGGTGACGGTGACGGTCTCGTCCGGCGCGAGACAGTTCACGGTCTGATAGTTTTCGAGGTCGATCGAGACCTGAAACTCCAGCGTGCCCGTCCACGTCCCGGTCAGCTGCACGCCGACGGTCGCCCAGCCGCCGGTCGGCAAACCGATGCCGCCGGTCAGTAGCTGGACGGGTTCGTCGACGGCGTCGATCGTGCCCGTCGGCACAATCTGCGCGTCGACACGCGCGGGTAGCAAGAGTGCGCCGAGGGCAAGGACGACACTCAGCCACCGACACATCCACATCTTCATTGCTCTCTCGCCTTTTTGGCCCGGCTTCGGAGCAGGTGAATCTCGACGGACGGCGG